GAGGGTTTGGGCTCTCTGTTCGAGACCGTGGTCGATCCTGTCTCCGCGTTGGCCCTCCGGTTGGAGGTCACGCGGCAGAACAAGCAGACTACCTGGACGTGGGACATCCTAGGTGGGGCCAACCTGATCCGCGCCGAGTTGGGCGCCCGGATTCTAGGCTAACTGGGTTTATGGGGGAGGGCTTTCGGGCCCTCCCCTTCCCTAGGGATACATGGCTGATCCAACCGTTGACGCCACTGTTGGTGGCGCGTCGAGCAACAGCTATATCACCCGCGCCAACGCCCAGTTGTATTTCGATACTAGGACCGAGGTGACGGAATGGACCGACGCCGCCGCAGCAGATAAGGACCGTGCGCTCATTATGGCCACGTTCCGGCTTGAGCAGGAAGAGTACCATGGGATCGTTGCTGATCGTGATCAGGCGCTCAAGTGGCCACGTGCGGGGCTCACTGACGAGGACGGTCGCCAGTACGGCGACGACGAGATCCCGGTCCCCGTGGAACGGGCCTGTTGCGAGCTCGCCCTCGCGCTCCTCAAGGACGAGGTCTCGCTGGGCGATACGGGTCTCGAAGGCTTCGAGAACGTTCAGATCGCTTCCATCGACGTGACGCCGCGCGTGAACGTACAGACCGGCACCCTCCCGCAACAAGCCCAACGGTGGTTGCGTGGTCTCTGGGTGGCGCCGAGTGGGATATCGCGTCCGGTGTTTCGGGCATGACGGTGCTGGACGCGCCGCTTCGCCGTGTGGCCAAGAGCGTCATTGATCGCTTCGGGCTCGATGTCACCGTACAGGCGATTGCTCGGGCGACCTACAACGTGACTACTGGCAGCGCAACCCTCACAACTACGACGACCTCGCTCAAGGGTGTCCTCTCGGAATATCGGGCGCACGAGATTGGGGACCGGATCAAGGCGGGCGATCGGAAACTCAGCCTTGCCGCCTCGGCCGTGTCTGCAGCGCCGGACACGGAGGATCGTGTCGTGATTGGTAGCGCCGTCTATCGGATTGTGGATGTCGTCAGTCACTATAGCGGGGCCGAGGTCGCGCTCTACGAAGTGCAGCTTCGGGGGAACGCATGACGGTCGAGGAAGCGCAAACGGCCCTCCGAGACCGCGCGAACCGGGCCGTGCGGATGCTGGCCTTCGAGGGGTTGTCACGCATCGTGCTCCGCACACCGGTGGATACCGGCCGCGCCCGAGGCAACTGGAACGTAGGGGCGGGAAGCCCTGACCCCCGCGTGAACCCGGTGGGCTTCGACCGGGCGGGGACAGCGACGATCAGCCGGGGGCAATCCGTGCTGCAGGCCGCGGCACCCGATCAAACGCTCTACATCACTAACAGCCCGCCATATATTGTGCCGTTGGAAGCCGGCTGGTCGAAACAAAGTCCGGCGGGGATGGTGGACGTTACGCTCGCCGAACTCCAGCCCTTGGCGGCGGAGATCGCGGCCAAGATCCGGTCGGGGACTTTCTGATGGCGAGCGCCCTGGATACTGCCCGGCAGACTATTGAGTCCCGGATCAAAACGCTCTGGGCGGCGGACGAGAACACGACGATCATCTGGCCGAATGACCCGAGAGATCCCCCCGCATCGGGTACGTGGATCGAGTCCACGATTCTCTGGGGTGACGGATTCGTGAGCACCAAGAACGGCCGGAACACTATTGCGGGGGTGGTGAGCGTCAACGTGTTCGGGCAGGCGGGTAACGGCTTCGGGCCCGTGACGCAATCGGCCGATGGGGTGCGCGACATGATCAACCGGGTCGAGGTGTCGGGGGTACGCTTCGGTGCTCCCTCCGGTCCCCGCATGGTTCCGAATCCCGGCAGCAAATGGGTGCAGGCCAACATCAGCGTCCCGTTCTCGGTGGACGAAACGGTGAGCTAAAGGAGAGAGGGCACGATGAGTAACTTTCGCGGGCAGGACGGCTCGGCCACGGTGGCGGGTACCGCTATCGGGGAGTTGCGGGACTGGGCCCTAGATGGGGTGGCGATCGAGACCATCGACGACACCGTCAAGGGGGACAAGCACCGGACCTTTCTCGGTGGGCTGGCAGATGGTGGGACGGCACGGCTCACCGGCTGGCTGGATGGTGGCGATGCGGGCCAAGCGATTGTGATCGGCTACTTCGCGGCGGCCACCCCGCAAAGCGCCGCGGTGACGGTGGTGCTGACGGTGAATACCGGCAAGACGTACACATTCAGCGCAGTGCCCACGTCGTGGAGGACGGGGAGCCCGGAGGGGACGGCCGCGTGTCCCGTGA